ACCGTGGGCGAGCGGTGCCTCTGGTGACGCAGTAGGTCCCACTTGAACAGTAGAATGGAAATGGGCCGTCTTTATTCTTTGGGCCTAGAAATAAATTGGGATTGGACCAGTAGATTCGGGACTGGGCCAATACAATAAGATAAGAAACGGCTCTGTAAATTAAAACAAAGGATTTATTCATTTCAAATGCATTACACACTCACACACACACATTCGTACATACATCGTATTCATCAAAAACCTGAATATCAACTACAGGAGCTTCATTCATGATCAACATATCCACTAGTTCAGTCATTTCCTCGTGACTGAACTCATCAAACGTGGAGTCTCGATACATGATAGTCAGTATATTCCTAATCCCCTCTTCCAAATTATTGAAATCGAAAGGAGGAATAAGTCCAGCATGTCCGTATGGAATAATGAATTTCTTCTTCACAAGAGCTGGAGATCTTGTGGATGTTAGCTGAATATGAACCTTAATAGAGTCATCACCTTTCAACCTGACATTGATAATAAAAAGCAAACCATTCCGATTCACATATTTGATCGTCATATTTGATATAATTTCGGTAACCTCATATCATCATTATATAATGATGGGGAAAACCATATATGATCCATAATAACCCACGTATTTTATTCATACCACATCTCTATATTGCAATATATATTTGATAGTAACACCACTATCCAAATTCCTATAAAAAGAAAAGAAACATGAGTGGAGATAATTATCCCAATAATTATCGTAAATGAAATTAATGTACTGTATATATACACGTATATATACTGGTAATAAATAGAAAAAAGAACAAATAAACACTACACCCAAACCAAATAACCCTGAGAGAATAAGGCCCCGCAGGGGCACTGGAACTGAACAAGAAACACTGGACTAAAACGTGAGAAACATTCGAAATCCATACGTGTGACAGCACGTGTGGATGAGGAAAGAGAAAAAAAATAAAAAATAGGTAGATATATGAGCAAGGACTTATTTGCAAATAACGAATTTTAAAGGGTATCCGAATAATAATTGATTAGAACTTTCAAGGTAATTACAATTATGCCATTTGGTACTCAGGTATATATTGAGTACCATTCACCGATACACACTGGTACCCAATTGGTGTCAGGAGAGAGAAATAAGTTCCGGTTCCCCAAAATACCCCTAAATATGTGTCTGGAAGGTGCGTGGTAATGCGCTGAAAAAGGTGACCTTCTCTCTCCTAAAACTCATCGGAATCGCCAAACTGACTGATTCCGGTGTCATTTTTCGACACGCGCGGCGGTGTGTACCCCTGGGAGGGTAGGTACCACTACGCTACGCAGCAGCCTTAGCTACGCCGGAGCTTAGCTCGCCCACGTTCTAATATT